GCAAGGCCAAGGAACGGCGTCAATCCGTTGGTGAACGCGAGGTTCTGGCCGAACTTCTGCGCTTCCTTGATCGCATCGCCGCTTTCGATAAGGCCGCGAGACGCGAGGCCGTTGTTCAGCGCGTTCATCCCGGTTTGATAGGGAAACTGGAAGAATGGCGAATTGATGAAGGCCGCATATCCGGAGAACGGGCTTCCGCCGGCCTGCCCGCCAGTCGCGCCCGGCGCGCCCGCCGCACCCCCAGTGCCGGGATTGGCCGTCACCGTTCCCGGATGATCGGCAAAGACGTTGAGGCTCGCTAGGCCACCGGTTGCGATATGATCGCCATTCGCCTGCGGGCCGATAGTGGGGCGCGCCATCTGCTCGCCGCCCATCCTCGCGGCACGTTCGCCGGGGCTGAGCAGGGCATTGCGGGCCGTGTTAATGATCCCGATGTTGGACGGTGCGAACGTGCTAGGAGAAGTGACGGACGTGGGAACTGGCGTCTGGCTGACAACCGGAGCCGTCTGCGTCCCAGTAGCTGGCGTTGGTGCTGGAGCAGCTGACGGAGCGCCCGTCGGGTTGAAGTAGTCTGTCGGTCCCGGCCCGTAGAGGAAGCTATCCAGCAGCGAATTGGCCTGCGTTCCGGAATTGAGGAAGGGCTGGAAGTTGGCCTGGTTCTCCTGCCGAAACTGCTGGGCAAGAGCGTTGTTCTCTTGCGCGACCTGAAGCGACGTGTCGGCGGCTTGACTGGCGGCTTTCTTCTGCGCGTTGGCGCTCAGGATACCACCGCCAATGGCACCCACCGCAGTAATCCCGGCGGCGGCGATTGCTGGGGGCATGTATTATTCTCCGGTAAAGAGTTCGCAGGTGCCGTGAGAAAGGTCGGCAATCCCTTGTGATTTCCACCCCATCAGTCGGGTGAACATGATGACATGTCGCGATTCTATCGGGACTGCGGCCCAGAACAGCTTCGCTCCGCATTCACGGCGCATCCATTCCAGCATCTCGCGAGAGAGCTTCAGGACTTCCTTGCCGCGCTGCTCGAAAAAGACGTGCGTTTCGTAAATCCACGGCCCACGCCAGACGAAGATCGCGCCGCCCTCGCCAGAAACGAGGCAAACGTTGTTCAAATCCGAGAGGAACGGCTCGAACTCAACGCGCTTGCCACTGTCCCTCCAAACCCAGTCGTTCACCCTCTCCGCCTCGTCGGCAAACAGGCGACGGATCATGATGTCGTCGCGGAAGCGGTGCCGGAGTAATACATCGTGACGGACGCAGTGTTGGCGCGCGCTTCAAGGCGGAACTTCTCGCTCGCACCCGCGACAAGCCCGGTCTTTGACGCGGAGACATTCAGGGAGGCTTCGGATACGTAATAAGTGCCGCTTTCGGAGTCATAGATAACGTCACAGTCCGGGTTGCTCGCCGTCTCGCCAGCGCCAAGGTCTTGCCACGCCGCTCCATCCCACCATTGCCAACGGCCATAGACCTCGATTGGGCTTACCCCGGCAGACGTGCTGTTCGGCGGCGTCTGAACCGAGAGCGGCGCGGACAATGAAACTGTCCCGCTTGCACCAACCGTGACGGTCAGCTCATCCGAAATCGCCGCCATTGATGTCGAATTGGTCGAAGACAGGGTGGTGTCCGTCCACGACGAACTCCCGCCGCTGCCGCCGGTGTTCGGCGGGTCGGTAAGCTGAACCTTGAGCGCCTGCTTCTTTCTCAGCGTCAGGCCGTCGCGCGTGCTTTCGACACGAACAACGGAATCTGTCGAAATGGCAGTAACATTGAGAACGCCCGTCGCCGCGCCAATCGTGCAGGTCACGTCGCCGCTTTCGACCGTTCGCGTCCAAGTCGAACTGGAACTTACGTTGGTCGTTCCGTCATATCGCTTGCAGGCGATGTCGAGCGGCAACTGGTTGCTCGCCAGCGTTCCCGTATAGTCGCCCGTGAAATCAATTTCCGGCAGGTCGTCCATGTGGGCGCGGGCTTTAACGTCCGCCGCGTCCGCCGCGTCCTGAGCCGCCTGAATATCCAGAACGATCTGCGTCAGATTGGTAATCTGCGTTTCGAGCTGGTCGAACGCTTTCTGAAGGCCCCGGTCGAACTCCTGCGTTGCGCTTCCGCCGGGGGTTACGATCTTCCTGTTGCCGAAGCGCTGGAAGAGCAGGCTCACCGGCCACGCCCCCCGCCAGGCTCATTCGCGGTCACGCTGGACAGCCTGAAGCCAACCGGGTCGCTGATCCTGATCTCGCCCAGCATCCCCGGTGCATCGAACAGTCCGCAACGCCGCCACACGGTGCGAGTCCGGTATTCCCCCTGTTCCCCGAGCCTGGCTTGACGCCAGTCGCCAAATGTCGCGCCTGCATCTCTCGACAAGCGAAGCTCCGCAACCGGATCGCTTCCCTGACCCGCGATCAGCTCGGTCCATCCGACATTGGCCCAGATCGCGACAGTGTCCACCGCCAGCGTTCCGCCGTTCATCGGCAAGGCTATGGTGAATAGCCGCTCAAGCGCATCCGCGCCGTCCTTGTAACCGTCCAGCGTCCAAAGCGTCCCGGCCTCGTCGTCTCCGAAGATCGCCGCATCCCCGGGGGCAGTCGCACATTGGGCGCGGAAGTTCGTGCGCCCATAAGTCTGAAGCTCGGCCCATTGCCCCGTCGCGACATCGTAAGCGAACGTCTGCGTTTCGAGGCGGATGCAGAAGAAGCTGTGGCCCTCGTCGATATAGCCGAAGCAGGAAACCGAAGCGGAAGCTGCAATCTGCTCCTCTATGCCGTGATCGGAAATGCGCTCAGGCCCATCCCTTAAAGCATAGGCCATGCTGTCATGGGCGACGAAGAACAGGGCCTGGTCCATTTCGACCACACAGCCCGTCGCCTTGACGCCCTTGCTGAAAATTCTCTGCTCGAACCTCTGATATGGAACGTCCGCGTCACCCGTGTTCGCCCACGGCTCGATTGTTTCCTCGCCAAACAGCCAAAGCGTATCGTTGACCACCCGAAGGTCGAGCAGCGCGTCCGGCTTCGATTCAGCCGATGCGAAGTCCAGCGGGTTCCATGTGCGCCCGTCCAGAACCGCAGACCAATAGTATTTGTGTCCGCCGGCACGGGCCGCGATGAACAGCCCGTCGTGAAACGTGACCGCCGTAACATTGGCGGAATCTGGAAACGCGACCGTTGCAAGGTTGGTCCCGTTGTAACTCCATAGCGAAGCGCCTGCGGAAACAAGCAACTCGCCAGTTGTTCCGGCAAATGACACAGGCCCGGTGCCGTCGATTGCGCCAAGGTCGGAAGCGCCCCGAAACAGGTGCCCGCCGGAAACACAGAACACGTCGCCGCCGAATACGCCCGGTTCTTGAAATGCCCCTGTAATCGGCCCCGTTCCTACCGAAGCATATTCGCTCAGCCCCTTGCGGGAGAGCAGGATCACGCCCTCTTCGTCCGTCGGGGACTGTTCTACATAGAGGTTGATGAGCCTAAGCCGGGGAAGATTCCCGTTGTTCCGAAGATAGGCTCCGCGCCCATAGAAGACGCGCACCTAGAAATACTCCGCCGTCCGGCGATCCCGAGTTGACCCGAGCTTGTAGGCAAGCGAAGCCATGAAGTTGTTGGCGAGCCTCCGAACGTCCGGGTTCATCGAGGCCGTATCTGCGAACATCGCCGCGAACGCGCCGCTCAGCGCGAGGCACGCCGCCAATCCCATCTCGCCTCGCGACGAGAGCGGGGCCGTATCGTCCAGCGTCAGGCTAAGCAGATTGACCCAGCCCGTGCGATCATAAAGCCTGACCGTGCGGACGCCTGTGCTATCCACCTTTTCGTAAAGAGAGAGATCGCGGACCTGACGATCCGTGCCGTCCGCGCTGTCCTCTGCCGCAACCGTGGCCGACTCGCTCAGGGTGACGCCCGCAGCCAAAAGGTATCGCTTGCCCTCTTCAGCCGTGTCGTCCGCAGTAAGGTAGATATCATCCAGCTTTCCGAAGATGCCTCCGGAAACGAAACCGTCATAAAGCGACTGGAGACAGGCAAGGCCGTCCGCCGCCTCGTCCGCGTCCGGAGATTCGCCGGGAGCAATCGCCCGCGCCAGCTTCATCGCGCTGGTCACAACGTCCCTGCACGTCGCCATTAGCGCCTCCGCTGGAAAGGAATGGGCGGGAGCCGCGAAGCCCCCGCCGAAGTCACACGGTCAGCGAAACGGTAGAAGCCGTCGAAACCGCGTAGTTGGTATCCGTCACGCCCGCGTCGGCATTGAGCTTGGCAACGAGCGTGTTGTGGTTCGCGATCAGCGCGTTGATCGCCGTCGCCATGTTGGTCAGAAGCGCAACCAGGTCGCCCTGGTTCATGCCGCTGCCCGTGACGGACTGCTGCTGAACTGCCATGAGGCTGCTCCTTTCAAAAGAAAACGGGCGGGAACCGAAGCCCCCGCCCTAATCAGCCTTAGCTGTCGGCAGCAGCCGCAGCGTAGACGGTGACAATGCCCTGCGGCTTGCCATTGAACGCCAGCTTCTTGACGCCAAGCAGCTCCTCGATGGCGACACCCGGACGGAACTGGTAGTCCTTCAGGTTGTCGGTGCGAGGAGTCGGCTGCTGGCCCCATGCAACGCCAACGGACTGCTGTCCGCAGACGAAGATCGGGCGAACGTCGCACGAAGCCGCGCCAGCGCCGTCCAGCTTGAACGTGCCGCTGGAAACGCCGACCGCCGAGTCGATCTCCGGCACTTCGCGGTGGATGACGCCGTCATAGATCAGGTCGCCGTCCTGGAAGAGCGGGTTGTTCTCGACATCGCGCGGGCGCGCCTCACGGTTGGCCTGCGTGATAACCGCGTCCTGCTTGAGGTCGCGGAAGGTGCGGGAGCCGTGGAACGCAACGAAAAACTCCTGCCCGACGCTCGACCGATAAGGCCGAATGTGCGGGTCAGCGAGCTTCGCCATGCGCTTGGCAAGGCTCATCATCGAAGCCGAGCATTTGTCAGCCGCCGTGTCGATGTTGCCCAGAGCAGTCGCGAAGGTCGCGCTGTAGTTGCTCTTGGCCGCGCCGAACAGGAGCCGGTCAGCATTCGCGGCAGCGAACGCATCGCGGTTGCCCGACGAAGACGCATCGAGGTTCACGGTGGTGTCGCCGGTCGTGACAACCGACAGCATCGCGAGGATGATGTCGTCGCGAAGCTTGCCAGCTTCCCACAGCTTCAGCATGTCCCGAGCGGCGTTGAGAAGGTCGATCTCGGTCTTGTAGCTGGTAGACTTCGGGACGCGGACGCCGTTCCGACGCCAGTCAATCGAAATCGCGCAGTTGTAATTGCCGAGCGCTTCTTCGCTGCCGTCGAGGGTCGCTGAACCCGTGACGCCAGCACCCACGAGACGGGTGATGAGCGGAATGTTGATCGTCTTGCCAGCCTCTTCCTGGAGGTCCATCTTGGCAACGATGATCGAGCTTGCCGCCTTGCCCATGTAACCGGAGAAACCGGATTCACGGACATATTCTGCGAAGTAGTCCTTGATCCACTTTTGCTTTTCGAGCGTGGATGCGAGTGTCGTTTCCGTCATTTCTTATCTGCCTTGAAATATCTCATCGAACGCCGCTGTCGGACCCATCGCGATGCTCTGCATTCCCCCTGCGGAGGTTGCCGAAGCGATGGACTTGGGAGGCGCTGACTGGGTTGGGATTTCGGCTTGCGCCGGTTGCTGCTGCTGGAGCTGGGCCTGCGCGGCTTTCCACGCCTTGAAGGCCTCGATCTCCTTGGGATCGGCGTCGTTCAGTTCGGCCATCAACTGCTGGCGCTGATACTGCTGGACGAGGAACCCATAGGGGTTGCGTTGCTGGTAGAACTGCTGGAGGAGCGCAGGATTGGCGGCAAACTGCTGCTTGCCCCATTCCTGGGCTGCGTTCACGACATCATCGCCCGACGACTGCCTCACCATCTCCTCCGAGAGGTTCAGCCGGTCGTTGAGCGCGGTGGCCGCAATCTCGTTATGGATGTAGGCTGTATAACCGTCCGGGTCACCGAACATGTCGGGAACCTGCGGGGCCTGCTGTTGGGGCTGCTGCATCGCTGCAAGCTGCGCCTTCAGGGCTTTGACCTCGTCGCGGGTTTCGTGGAGCGCGGTTAGCGGCACCATGACCGGCGACTTGTCTTCTTCCTTCGCCTTGAACCGGCCCTTTTCGTCGCGCTCCCGCGTTGCTTTCTGCTCTGCGGTTTCGCTCTCAGGTTCCGGTGTCGGCTCTGCGGGCGCTTCGGCTGCTGCCTCGGCTACCGGCGTTTCGACAGGTTGCGCGGCGTCATTCCCGCCTTCCGGCGAGTCCAGAAATTCCAGATTGTCCATTGTTACCCCTAAGCCCTCTGTATCGCTGAGAGCCTTCGCGATGCGCCCGAGCAGCGGCGGCCTGTTGCTAGGTTCGTCCTAGCCCGTATCGCCCGTTAAGCCCCGGCGGCGGGCATCCCGTTCGGCCCAATCACGTTGGGCGGTGGAGTCGGTAGAGGTTGCGGAGCGGGCATCGGAGCGACCGCGCCCCAGTAAGCCAGTTGCTGTTTCGTGAACGCAGTCTCGATCGCGATCTTCTCGGCCTTGGCTGCGGCCTCCGCGCCCTGAGCCTGCGTCTTCATCGTGTCGGCCTGCTTGTGGGCAAGGTCGGTTTGCACTCCGGCCATCGCCACTTGCTGCTGCTGCGCCTGCGCCTGCGCCATCTGATCGGCACGCGCCTTGCGCTTCTCGATGATCCGGCGCTTGTCCGGAATCTGCGACAGTTCCAGCAGATCGTCGAACGGAACCTCCTGCGGGCCATACATCTGCGCCAACTCGGAAAGCGTCTGGAACTGCTCCTGCGCCAGCACGGCCATGTCCGGAACCGTGTCGAGAATGATGTCCACATCAAGCTCGGCAAGCGCGTTGTCGTAGCCGATCACGACCTGTTTGATAGTCGCCTGGCCCGTCGCCGGGTCCATGACCACCTGCTGGCCCATCTGCGGCTGATTGATTCCGATATACTGCGGCGCTCCAGCATCGTCCGTCACGCGGATGTAGTCCGGCGCGGTCCAGAACT